ACAAGAAAAGGTTGTTCGGCTGTACTGTCCTGACTGTTGGGACTCGGCAACGCGAGTGGTCGAAAAGTATGAGAAGGGTGAACTGTGAGAACCATGGTTAGCTTAAGCTATGACGACGTGCTTCTGGTGCCACAGTACTCAGATATTAAGAGTCGAAGCGAGATCGATATCAGCACTTTAATCGGAGGCAGGTGGAGTAAGCCCATCTTCTTATGTTTGCCGATCATCTCGTCGCCGATGGATACAATTACTGGTCCAGCCATGGCAAATGCCATGAACTGGTCTGGCGCCATGGGGATCATCCATCGTTATTGCACGGTTGACGAGCAGGCTAGGATGGTGAGAGAGATCGAACAGGCTGTTCCATTCACCCAGCAGGTACGACACAAAGCTGCAGCCATCGGCGTGACAGGTGATTATCATGACAGAGCTAAGGCACTGGTCGCGATGGGCGCCGAGATTTTATGTATCGATGTTGCTCATGGACACCACATACTGATGGAGGCGGCGCTTAAGCAGCTTCGCGATACCTTCGGCGCCACCGTTCATCTTATGGCAGGCAACGTTGCCACGCTTGAAGGGGTTAATGCGCTGTCAGATTGGGGCGCCGATTCTGTTAGATGTAATATCGGCGGCGGCTCTATCTGCTCGACACGAATCCAGACCGGTCACGGTCATCCCGGCTTACAAACTATTATTGATTGTTCTATGACGGACAGGGAAGTGACGATTATTGCTGATGGAGGTATCCGCAACAGTGGTGATATCGTGAAGGCAATGGCTGCAGGAGCAGACTGTGTGATGATTGGCTCGCTCCTGTCCGGTACTCCCGAGACACCGGGCGAGGTCATTTACAAGAATGGCATGCCACACAAAACCTATCGAGGGATGGCATCAGCAGAAGCCCAGAATGATTGGCGCGGTTCTGCGTCATCGCTTGAGGGTATCTCCACTCAACTTCGGTGCAAGCCACCAGTCAAAGAGGTTCTTCGCGAAATGGAGAGGGGTATCCGCAGCGGGTTCTCTTACTCTGGCACTCGCTGCTTGGCGGAACTGCAGTCAAAAGCCGTGTTCACTCGTCAGACTGCCGCCGGTCGGCGTGAATCAAATACGCACATCTTGGAGCAAGAATAGTGCCTGACGAATTTTACAACAAGCGAGTGGTTTTTAGGGAGAACGATCACATCCATGCCAAGCTACGAATCCGATTGAACTATGACGGGATTAAGCAATCTGACTTTTTTCGTGGATGTATCGAGGCTTATCTAAATCAGGAGGAAGAATTTGATGATTTTATAGAAATATTAAAGTTGAAGAAGAGTAACCTCAGTAAGAGTAAACAGGCGAAATCAAAGAAATTGAAAGAGAGCGGACGAGAGTTAGCCGACAAGCTATCGCTCAACTCAAGCGAGATTGAGAATATTTTTGACATGATAGAGGAAGAACATGATGGACTTTAAAGGTAAAATTGTATGTTGGAATAGGAGGAGCAGCCCAGCTTATTATGGGGTGATTTTGGAATCGGAGTTACGAAACAGTAGCCCTCCACTCGCACCTTGGCGCTGGCACAAAGTTAAGTGGACGACTGAGGTATCACCCGAGTTTACTGATGAGTGGCTTCGGTGTGACCATGTTAATGTCGTGGATGGTTACGATATAATTTCTAAACTCCATCAGGCAATGATCGTCGCAGAGGAAGTGAAGGGTGTGAGATGAGACGATGTGCCGTAGAGTGCCTTAAGAAAAACAAACGTTGCACCAACGAAGATTGTCGATTATGGATTCACTACACCGAAGATTATAACTGCACTCTTATCGCAGTCTACAAGAATGGTGCTATGACATTGGAGGAAGTCGCGAAGCGACTTGGGTACACTCCAGCGAGAATTCAGCAGCTAGAGAAAAGAGCGTTACAAAAAATCTCTTTGCGCGCAGCGTACTTGAAAGATTTTTTATTTAATAGATGACGCCGTTTGCTGTTGAATAGACTATTTATTATCGAAGCCTTCATAATATTTATTAGGAGATTATAAAGCTATGAGCAAGAAGAAGCTAATTTTAAAAGAGGCAGTCACCCGCAGATTTATGCGTTTGGCTGAGATTGAATCAAATTTCACAGATAAGTTTATCCACGAGATGGACTATCAACGTGATGACGAAATGGAAATGGGTGGTCCTCCGATGGGCGACGAGGAAGAAATTCCCGGCGATGAAGGTCCAGAGGAAGAAATGCCAGAAGAGCCGATGGGTGATACCGTCGAAGTAGATGCCGAAGAACTAGTTTCCGACATTGTAGCAGCACTCCAGAAGCAAGGCGCCGACGTCAGTATGGAAGGCGGCGAGGAAGAGATGCCCGAAGACGGCGAAGAGTTAGCACCAGTTGCTGGCGACGAAGAGCTTCCCCCAGAAGAGGAAGAGCCTCTTATGCAAGAGCTAGCTGACAATGTTACTATCACTTCTGATGAAGCGATGGTTAACGAGGTTGCTCGACGTGTTGCCGCTCGATTGGTTGCTGCAGCTAAAGCCCGCAAGAAGTAGAGGCTAAGGTTGCACGAAATTTTATTTTAACACTGCTGCCCTATAGTATGCGCTATGGGGTAGCGTTTTTTGATTCGGAGCTAAAATGGAATACGCATCCCTAGGTCTAGCAGGACTTATCGGTTATATGGTGGGCTATGCCCTAGCGAACATAATGCAGTTGGGAAAGACAGCGATGTTCGTAGAGAAAACAGGGCTCCAGACACTAAAATTAATAGTGGGACTATCGGAAGATATTGAGTTTATGCGCTCGATGAAATATCGTATCGCCGAAGAAGAATTTGGAGATTCTGCCACAGCAGTCAGGCAGAAGAATATGGACGATTATGAATATAGTCGGTGGAAGAAGACAGTAATTGATAGTTACTTATCTTCATATCCTAGCATGTTTGTGCGCCAAGTACCCTTTAATGATTGGGACGGCGCGGTTAAGCATTTTGAGCAAAACAAAAGGAAGTTGTAATGTTGATGGCACCTAGAAAGAAGAAAGCTGAGAAGGAAGATGAGAGTGACGAAGAAGAGATTGGCACCGGTGAGCTTTCTGCTGAACAGTTAGCTGCAGCCCTAGGATTAGACCAACCCGATGAAGAAATGCGCGTTGTTGGTCTTTACGGAGATATCGACGAGCGCAAGTCCCGCGAAACATTGAGCGGGCTGCTGGTTTTACACCATTCAGGCAAAATTGAGGAAGACGGCAAAGAAGTGTGGGAACCACTGGAGTTTATTATCTCCACGTATGGTGGAAGCGCTGACGATATGTTTGCGTTGTATGACGTTATGAGAATGATCCAGAAAGACTGCGAGATTCACACTTTTGGACTCGGCAAAGTAATGTCAGCCGGCGTGCTGTTGCTAGCTGCTGGCACCAAGGGCAAGCGCAAGATTGGTGCGAACTGTCGCGTCATGATCCATTCGGTCATCGGCGGCAACCATGGTTCCATTCACAATCTTGAGAACGAAATGGACGAGATTAGAAACTCTCAAGAGACATACATGGAAGCGTTAGTCAAAGAGACTAGCCTGACCAAGCGTACACTTAAGAAGCTTTTCGACCGAAAGGTTAACGTATATCTCTCAGCGACAGAAGCAGTTGAATATGGCATCGCAGATATAATCGTCTAAACATTATTAACCTTTGGGACATGGCCACTTTGGACAAAGTATTCTATAATAAATCTTCTCAAGATTCTCTAGGCTGGGAGCCGTCTTGGTTTGACTGCGAGTACAACGACGACGAGCTTATAGCTGCAATTAAAAAGTGGCAGAAGGAACAAGACTTGTCTGTTGACGGGCTTGTGGGTCCAATGACATACAGAAGACTCTGGACCGAACGCGAAGCAGAAATCTCGGAGCATAGTCCTCACCCATCTCCTTACGTACGCGGCACTCAAGCGTGTCAAGATCAAAAGTATATTATACACAATGGCAAGTTCTTAGACATTGACTGGGACATGGTTGTCTTGTGGGATGACCCGCTGGGTTTGGACTGCGACCGTCGGAGTTACTATGACTATGCCGGCAAGCCTGACCGCAAGCCAAACATGTTTGTGAACCATTGGGATGTCTGTCTATCAGCAGAGTCCTGTGCGCTGGTACTTGCACGCCGTGGTATCTCGGTACACTTCTGCATTGACAACGACGGCACAATCTATCAGTTGCTTGACACGCAACATGGAGCATGGCACGCCGGCAATGGCAAGGCTAACCACCGCTCTATAGGCGTCGAGATCAGCAACGCATACTATCCGAAGTACCAAGATTGGTATGTGAAGAATGGTTTTGGCGAGCGACCCTTGCAGGAGAGCGCATGGGTACATGGCAACAAGCTCAAACCTTTTACGGATTTCTATCCGGTACAGATTGAAGCGCTGAAAGCGCTGTGGAAAGCTATTCACAAGGGCGTCGGGATCCCGCTGGAGACACCGGAAGATGATCACGGAACCAGCACAACAGTTGACAGCAAGGCTTCCCGAGGCACGTTTAAGGGGTTTGTCAGCCACTACCACTTGACAAGGGGCAAAATTGATTGTGCAGGTTTGGACATTTGTAAGCTACTTGATGAAGTAAAAGAAGAAATTGGAGACTAATTAGAACATGAGTGTCAAAGATTCATTAGATTTGCTTATTGAGCAGTATTTTAAAGCCAGCCAATCCCCGGAAACATTAAACTTGGGGGTACTGGTAGAAATGATCGAAGAGACTATCGGAGATTCATATCCCGATATTGCAGCGGCTTCAGATCCCGCAGGCTTTGATCAGAATATTAACCCTGAGATGATCGCAACTCAGGTACCGCGCGGCTACGAGAATGATCGTGCCACGATTGAACAGATAGTCGCTCAAGTAATGGGCGCCCCTGATCCTGCCATGGTTGATTCAGTGATGATGCATTTTGATGATCACCAAGGCTTAGCCACCAGAGGCTCACCCTCTGCATCTAACGTTAGTGAGGGCAGGCTACCTCCTGAACAGTGGAAAGAGATTTATCGTCAGCTTCTAATGCTTGGTGTAGACACTGACATGGTTGCAGCTATTAAGCTTCTTGCTGACAGCGGCATCGAGCAAGAGGATCTTCGGGCAATGCTTAACCAGCAGTCGATGCAGGATGCACGTAGCATGCAGCAGATGAACGAGAAAAAGAAGGGAGGAGGTCGCTTCAGTTATAAGATTGATATCCCCGCACTGGTTCCTAATGAAGCTTGGGGAGATCCTAAGAGCCAATCGCGAGAAGGCATTGAGAGAATCTTTGCATCGATTACGAGACAGCCAGATATCAAGTCACGAATCCTGCACATCAACTCCTTTATTGATCCGGGTGAGGCAGTCAACAAGGCGCGCGGCGGTAGGTTCAACGCAGTACTAAACATGATGCAGATTATCGAGTCGCTTCAGGCTTGTCTCAATGACTATAGCGAATCTGCAGCCGGCTTTGTCTTTGAGGGATTCATGGCAGCAGTCACTGGCGGCAAGCAGATCGCTGGTCGTGTCGGTGGCACGCTACCCATTGAGGACTTTGTGACTGGTGATAACGAGCCGGTCAGCTTGAAGCTGCTCAGTCCAGACACGGGCATCCACGGGAGCTTTACTAACCTTATAGATTATCTGTTTATTCGTGGCGGCTCTGGCGTTCC